TATAACGGCCCTTACAACGATCGTACGCTTGATTTCATCAACGTTGAACAATCTTTCAACGTGCCGATGCGTACAAACCGGGGCTTCTATGCACGGCGCATACGCAAAGCCGGCAAGTTTGATGGTATCGTTCGGCATCGGCTTGACGGTAAATTGTATCTTTGGGAAATCAAAACAACCAAAAGCATCTTTCAACGTGAACGGCAACTTGATTTAGAAGAACAAGCCGATAGCTATGCATTGGACGTGCAAGAAATGCTTGGTGAAAGCGTTGCCGGCATCATCTATACCTTGATCCGGAAAGCGTTGCCGGTTGCCCCCGATGTGTTGAAACGCGGGGGGTTGTCGCAAAACAAACAAATTGATACCACATTTGAACGGTATCTTGCGGCAATTCGTGAGTATCACGGCCATAACGCAACAAGTACATTCATTGCCGACACATACGGGGAATTTCTACAACACTTGCTTGACAACGGCAACCCGTTCTTTCATCGGGTGATGATAACCCGTTCACCGGCCCAATTGAAAACCGCTCGTGATGAATTGTATGCGGTTGCACAAGAAATGGTTAACCCATCGGTTGCCATATACAAAACCGGTGATACACATTGCAATTGGTGCATCTTCCGTGAAATGTGCATCGCTTTGCAACAAGGGCAATATGAATTTGCCGAAAAGATGTTGCACGAAAATTTCGTGCCAAACACGTATCACATTCAAGGGGTTGATGAGCTATGAACGAATATAGTGATAGTATCTTCGGTGACAACGGTTTTGTGTTGATCGTGATTGCGGCATTGGTCGTTGTTGTACTCTTGGCAAACGGGGGCAAAGTTGCAAACACGGCCCCGGCCCCCGATTATTCAACCACAACGATCACAATCACGGACAATAGCCGGCATACGTGTGTGCTAGCCTATTGCCCCGAAATGCGGTGAAGGAGCAACGAGCGTGCAAGTTGTCAACTTAGAAAACACCAAAAACCTTGCCGTGTTGCCCTACGGCAAACCCGGATCGGGCAAAACACATTTCTTGGGTACGGCGTGTGACGACGATCGCACATATCCGTGTTTGCACGTTGATGTATCGGGCAACCCGGAAACGCTTGCCAAGCGCAAGGGCCGCAAACCCTACGTGATACGGTTGCAAAAGCTTCACGAGTTGAACGCAATCTTTGATTGGTTCATCAAAGGGCAACCCGACAATCACCCGATGGTTGATAAAATGGGTTGCACCCCCGGATACAAGTGTTTGAACTTTGATGGGGTAACGGCTATACAACGCAAATCGTTTGCCGTTGTGCTTGGGCAAGAATTAGAACCCGGCGGTATTCCCATCAAACCCGAATGGGGCCATTATGCCGCCGTGTTGCGTCAAATGCTCGTGATTGCGTCAAGCTTCTTGCAAGAGTTGCGCAACGTCAATATGCACGTAATGGTATCGTGTTTGGAGCATAGCGATCAACGCTTTGGCGTGCCGGGGGTTGCGGCAACACAATTTCAATATGCCGAACCGGGGTTGCAAGGGCAAGCCGTTACCGAATTGCCGGGTGAAGCATTGGCCGTGATGCGCTTTGCGCACAAATCAAGCTTGCCGCCGGAAATGCAAAAAGCCCCCGGCTTGCGTGAAGCAAAGCGTGTGATTGCCCAAATCACGGAAAACGGCAAGGCATACGCCAAAGATCAACACGGCTTCAACGCCGTGCAATATGATGATGCACTCTACTTGCCCGATCCAAATGTTACGCAACTCCTTGACGCGATCGGGGCCGAATGACAACAACCGGCAACCGCTTTGGGGGCCGTTAACATATACCGCTTTGTGTGTTAAAGGGGGTGATTGAAATCAAATGGTATGATCCGCCCGCCGATGCGCCGGGTACCGATTGCCCGGATCACGGCCCCAATACCGGCACTTGTCCAAAGTGCTAACCGTTGATGGAAATGCGCGGCGCATACAATAGCCGAAACCGTAACAAACCAAAACACAACAAGGAGCAATTGAAAGACAATGGCCGATAACAAAACCAAGAACAACGAAATTGATCCATCGGTATTTGCCAAGGGCAACGATGGGGCCGCAACCGGTGATACCGTCAAGCTTCCGGCCGGGGGGTTTGTCGTCAACTTTGCCGAAATCCCCGATGCGGATCAACCGATTGCCGCCGGCACGTACAACGCAACCATCGTTGCGGCCGAACCGACGATAAGCCAAGCCGGAAACCCAATGATCAAAATCCGATGGCGGATCGATGATGAAGGGCCGGCACACAAGCGCAACATCTTTGACAATCTTGTATTCACCCCGGCGGCACTTTGGCGTGTGCGGCAAGTGTTGACGGCTTTGGGGTTTGCGGATAACTTCAACGGGGCCGTGAACCCGGAAAGCTTGATCGGGGAAAGCGCAACGTTGAAGCTTGTGATCCAAGCCGGCAACGGCATCAACCCCGAAACCGGTGAAGCGTACCCCCCGCGCAATAGCGTTGCCAAAGTTACCAAGCTTGGCACAAGCCGCAAAGTTGCCGATCTTCTATAGGGGCAACCGCCGGCAAGTGTAATGCAAAGGGGCAACGGGTTGATAGCTCGTTGCCCCTTTGCACAATCAATTGTAGGGCCGTTCAATGCCCTTTGGGGGCAAACTTTCGGAGCAACATCAAAAGATACACGGCCATTGGTTGTCGGGGTTTTGGGGGCATTTGGTGAAGCCGATTTTTTGAAGCATTGGAAAGCCGTAAAACCGGGTTAAAAAACCGTAATTTGCCAAAATAGCGCAAAACGCTTTACACATCTTGGGGCCGCGCAAAGCCCCTAAAATCAAAAGGTTTTACACTTATGAGCAATCTAACGGTACAACAACAACGGCCAAACCCGGCCGATCACAAAGACAATGAACACGGTTATCACGATACATTCACGATGGGCCGTGATTACAAACCGCCAATGCCCCGGCCGATCGCTTGGCAAGTTTATGCCGTTTGGGGGGCCGTTGCTATCGGGGGGTTGCTCGTGTTCTTTGTTATGTACTCGTTGTGGAAATGGGTATATTGTATGCCGGCCGAACGTTCGGCAACGTGTGCCAAGCTTGACGCGGTTGAACCGATTGCATTTGGGCTTGTGCTTGTCGTGCCGATGGTTTTGATCGGGGCAAACCTTGTGTTGAAGATGGTTGCCCGGTATCGGTATGATGTGGCAATGGCGAACAAAGCCGGCTTGGTATTGAACCGGTACGGGGATAATGAACCGGCCGATCTATTCAAGCGCATCACCCCCGAACAAATCGTTGCGATGCTTGCCGATCGGTATTTGATTGCAACGTCGTTAGAACGTACGGTTGCACGTCACAAGGAATACCGGGGGGTGAATTCGTTGTCACTTAGCAACACAACCAATGCCGGTGACAACTTGCTTGAAGGGCCGGCCGATGGTACGCTTGCGGCGTTGCCCCCCGAAAGATGGTTGCCAATTGCCGATGAAGCGCATCACGTGATGGTTGCCGGGGCAACGGGTGAAGGGAAAACGATCACGGCCAAAGCCGTGTTATACCCCCGATTGCAAGCCGGTGAACACATCTTCATCATCGATCCGCATAGCTCCAATTGGTACGGCATTGCCGGCCGTGCCGGGGGTGAAGATTGGGCCGATGCCGTTGAAGCAATCACCGATGTGTTCACGGAATACAAAGCGCGGGTTGATGAGCGGCATCAACACTTGATTGCAACCGGCAACGAATTGCCGGCCGATCACTTCACCCGGTTGAACGTGATTGTTGATGAAGCGTTTTTGATCAAAGAAAATTTGGATACCGGCACAAGCAAGCGGCAAACAAATTATTGGTCGTTGCTTGCGGCAATCCTATCATCGGGGGCAAGAAAAGTAGGGATTTCGCTTATCTTGTTGACACAAACGGCCAATGTTGAAGATTTGGGCATATCCGGCCCATTGCGGCGCAACTTCTTTAGAATAGCCGTTGATGCACCAAGTATCCGGTTGATGATTGCTCGTGAAGAAACCAATCACGAGCGCAAGCAAGAATTGTATGAAGCGTTGATCGGGTTGCAATATCCGGCAACGGCCGAAATCGGGGGCCAAATTCACTTGCTTGATCGGCTTGGATTGCTACCAATGGCACAAGCGCGGGTTGACGCCAAAGCCGCGTTATGGGTACCCCCGGCCGGCCGTTCGTTCGTTCGGCAAGGGCAAGATACGAACGGAAACGGCCCCGGCCGAACGAACGAACGAACGAACGGAAGCATTATTGATGCGCTCGTGAATTTACGCCGTCAAGGGTTTACGCGTGAAGAAGCGCGCAAAGCACACGGTTTGGCGTTCACCGATACCGATTGGACAATTGCCGGTGAAATCATCGGGGCCGCATAGGGGCAAGCTTGAAAGCCGCTCACAAGCCGCTCACAAGCCAAGCTATAGCCGCTCATAAGCGGCTTGGAATAGGAATAAAAATGTTTACAACTTTGACGTTTCCCAAGATGCCGGCACAATGGCATTGGAAAATTTGGTATATGCTCGTGTCGTTGCCGTGGTATGCAATCCGAACGTATCCGCCAATCTTTTTGATTGCTTCTTCGGCCGCATATGCTTCAAGCCAATTTGCGGCACACAAAGGGGTTTTTCCGGCCCCGTTCAACGTGATGCAAGCAATAGCATTTGAATGGGTATATTTGGGGGCCATTGCCCTTGCAAGCCGCAAAACGCTTTGGTTCTATGCAACGGTATCGGCCGGGGCTTTCACATCAATGTTATACATCTTCTTGCATAGTGCCAATGTGTACGGCTTGCTTGACGGCTTGCCGCCGGTTTGGTTGTTCGTGTTTGCGATGGTTCACGCCGTGCCGCTCGTTGTTGTCGGGTTGTCGTATATGGTTCTATTTC